ATACGATGGTATTGATTAATTCCTTCGAGATTGGGAAACCCGGAAGGTAAGCCTGGGCGATCACGAACAAAAGTTCAACGAAAGCAACAACAACAACTAACTTAATCATGGAGACTCCTTTTCTTTTCTCCCCGCACACGACGGGGCTAAACGCGTTTGTACTTTTATTATAATCCTTATGGGGGAGGAATGGTAAAAATTCTGGGGAAAATATCCGTCAGTAGCCACACTAGCACCGCAGCAGCAGCAACTTTCAGAACATCTACGCCAACCCCCGATAGTTTCTCTTTGGTGGTCTTTGGCAAAAATCCGCCCTGGCCGCGCACCATATTCAACGTCTCGCGTACATCGGATTGGATTACCTTCGTGGCATTTTCTACTATCTGCATACGACGCAACAATCCCTTTTCTCCGTTGCCATCGCCATGTACAGCATCATGGAGCTCCCTTAGCTGTTTAGAATCGTCAGTCAGGACAAAATTCAGCGATGTCCACATTCCTTTGGTTGGTGTTTTTGTTGGCAACTTTGCTAGCTCCTGCCGGAATAAGTCGAGCGGCGATGTTATTTTATCCATTGTAATCCTTATGCTAATGGCAATGACGGTAATTGGAAATTGATTTCATCATTTACGGCCCAGGTAAATGGGACAGTTGCAGAAATAGGCGCAAGCGCAGCGTAGGTTCCGCTTGCTGTGATAACCCTCACTCGCACGTTGTTGGCGCTTGCACCGTTTGAATCAATTGAAGCGTAGGTCGTTCCAACCCCACTGTCTAATAAATTGCAAGTTCCCAAAGAGGCAGCAACAGCAGCGTTGGCAATTGATATCGGCAAACTTATAGAAACAGCCCCGGCTATGGCGCTTGTAGACGCACCGTACTTGAACGCGAACCAAATGCTTAGAACATCATCGGAAATCCAATATTTCGCGGCAAGAGTACCATCACCGACCGTCAAGTTGCCGAAAGTTGGAAGCCAAGTCAGCCACCTTGTGTGAATAGTTGGATTATTTATGATGATACTTGTGGCAGGGATAGTCCAGGTATAACCTGCGCCGGCGGAAAGTGTCGCATTAAAGCGGCCAATATTTTGTACCTTATCGGTTGCGTTGTAATTAGTTGGTCCGGCAAGATACTTCTCATTGGTGGTTGTGGATGAAAAATCGCCAACAAAATGACCATTCGGAATTCGAGACCAAGCAAGTTTTGTTCCAGCGCTTGCGCCAGTTTCGTCAACAAGATAAGTAAACAGGTCAGCATCCTGTGTTTTCAATTCATTGCTTCCAAGATTTGCCCAGTTAGTTCCATCTGGAACGGTGATAGACAGTGCCCCTGAAATTGTTGCCAGTTCATCGCTCAGTTTTGTTTTGAGCTGAGACGTTGCACTGAAATCGTTGCCGTCTAAATCTTTAAGTGCCAACACCAGGTCGTTGGCTGAAATGGAAGAGACAAGTTTGTATTCGGAGTGAACGTGCAAGGCGTTGGCGTTTGAGCCATCAGATAAGGTTTCAAGTTCCGCGCCAGTTACATCGGTATCTCCATCATTTGCAGAAACACCAGAGTAATCAATCCCGATCGCGGCGTAGAGCGTATCGAAGTATGCTTTTAGCGTCGCCTTTATATTGGCCCATGTCAGACGGCGGAGCGCGTTCGAGATGCTATCCCAAATGCCAACTTCATCGGCATCGATTGGGGTCGTCTTTTCAGTCGCCGCATGGATGGTAGCAGCAATATCGCCCAGGCCCGCGTGAGAATGTAACAAATCCGCATTCAATCCATGCGTGAGCGTCTCCCATTGGTATAAATTCAAATGGTAGAATTCATCCCCGGTTATATAATCACCGCCGCCTTGTAGATCCGGCAATAGATTATGAAGCGTCCCCAGTAGCGACCTGGCAGCAAACAAACGCAGGTCTACAAAGTCGTTGACCCCGGACGGATCGCGTTGTACCGCCGCCTGCCCGTCATACAAACGCACCGCCGCGATGGGGGTATCCAGGGCAACCGGGATATTGCCAGTGTTCAAAAGTTCTTTCGCGTTTACCGTACTCCCTGCAATCGGGTTTACCGTACCCGCGTCATCGATCTCTATCAACACCCAACACGCGCCAATCGCAGGCTGATAACTAGATAAATCTATATCCTGATTCTCGACTTTCAAGAATGTCCCATCTGATTTCTGGATAACCCCACCATACAACCGCACCGTAAACGTAGAGACAGGTAAGACCAAAAAAGGCAGAAAGCGCGCCGCTTCGATGAAATCCGCATTTCCGCCCGCATAGCCGTGAGAATGCGGGGGAACGGTCTCAGATTGCTCTTCCGAGTTGCCATAGATGCGCCAATAGCTGACTACGAACAAATCCCCGTATCTATGCTCTACCAGTACCAACCTGCCCGCAGTAGGGGGGACAGTATAGTTCTTGGCCGTGACGGTCTGCCCACTAATCAAATCCCTAATATAAATATCATTCCCGCCCGCGAATACCGTACCGTCACGGTTGCCAATAATAGCAATAAACGTTTCAGGTAACAATGCCCGTCTTTTACGCTCTTGATCTTGCTTGACTTGCCGGATAGATTTAGTCATGTTACCAACCCACGTGTAAAACGTGCCGGATTGCACATAGCGGCGCAACAGAAGGGAGATTACCAGATTTGTCTATCCAGGTCGTGCCGTGATCTGGCGTGTACTTCATGCTTTGCACTGTAGCAGCGATGAATGCGGACTCACTTCCACAATTTTCGAAGACACTATAGCCAATACCCAACGAGACATCTACCCCCCCCCAGGTAGTACCATAGTCTGTCGATTTCTGCGCTATGATCGTATTGATTCCGCCTAACAGATTTTGACCGGTAGGACTCGCGCAAAGAAAATTATAAGGATTGTAGCCCAGCGCACCGATACCCGGCATAGTCGAAGTGGACGTATCTCCATCCGGGGGATTAGTATTCACCCTTCTTAAGTATTGTGTGTCATTGTTCCAGATGTAGAGATTATCACCGCCACGTTTCATCCTATGTGGGGAGCTTGCGAATGTTTGTCCAGAATTATAATTATCGGTATTTTTCTCGATTGCACCAGCGCTGCTGAATCTAGACCAAGCCTGGTCGAGGGCTACATTGTCTTCGGTGTGATCCAGATACCATTTTCCCGCAATGTATTCGATGTCTCCAAAAGATGCGGCCCCGTCTAGCCCACTGGAAGCAAGTGTCAAGCCGTTCCTGTCACCAAGAGCAAATCCCATATTTCCGGCGGCACCGCCGACCAGAACGATTTGTTCGCTGGCATTTTGATTGACCCCAAAAGTTATCGCGCGAGTTCCCGGCGTTGGGAGCAAAACATCGGTAAGCGCCCAAAGCTGCGACCACTCGCTTCCAAGACTTGCCGCAACAAATAGGTGACTTGTGGCGTTGAATGCGTTGTTATCATAGTTCACTCCGGCAACGAGCAACCCGCCCGGGCACCGTTTTATTCTGGTAATCCTGTTTTGATAATCTGTTGGGAAGCCGGAATTCATGAAATGCCACTCTACTTTTGGCTTTCCAAGATCATCAAGTTCAGTTGTATTGAAATTGATTGTGTACAATAACCCAAAGTTGGTACTTCCTATAACAATCTTTGATGGTCCTACACTTTCGTCACCTGGATCGCCAGGAACGATAATGATAGGCGGCGGCAAGTCGGGTAGTTCCGGCAGTGGTGGGAACGGCGGGATAACCCCTTCATCGACACTATCAGGAATATCCCCGTTGATTGCCAGCCCTTCGAATGTCTCGGTCTCGAAATAAACCCGAGTAGAAATGAAGCCTGTGCGCGGGTCGTGGGTATACTCGATCCTGCGCGGGATTGCCCGCCCGGAATATCCAATCCCGCGCGGGTCTTCCGTGGCGGTGATGGTCAGATTGACGTATTGACGCGGCCAAATATCGATCATGCGATGCGCACTGGCAAGCGTTATTTCGAATTCGCGCCTATCATTTACCCATCCAAAATACAAGCCGCACATCTGGTTACTGCCTGCTTGCCCGGTTACAAGGTAGTTAGATTGCGGCTCCGTCCGCCCGTATCGTTTTTGGATATGTCCCGGCGATAGGCTTACATAGGCGCTTGCCGCCTTGCTGGTATCTACGTAGATACCAGACCAATAAAGCATGGACAGTGCATCATGAGTATCCCCGCCGCGCACTTCCCCAACCCAATCCGCGCTCGTTAGGGTCACGATTTCGGGGAACCCGCTGCGACTGGCAAAGGCTACCATTTGCGGCTCGATGTTGATAAATAACCGGTTGAATCGGTCTACACCAGGGCGCGCCCAAATGGTTTGATTTGCAATCTGGTTGATCTGCTCCCAAAGCGTCCCCGTAATCGTCTTGAAGCCCGTCCCGTAACGCGTATCAGTTGTCACAATCACGTCCATCACGCGGGTCGCAGTGGTGCGCCAGTGCATGAAATGGAACAACATCCGGCCAACGGTCAAGAGTGGGCAATTCGTCCAATCGGTAGCAGTCCCGGTTTTGAATTCCACCCCAGACAGATAACCTTCCATGTTCTTTAGCCAGTATGCGGCATTATGAACGGTAAACTCAACCTGTCCGGTAGCCTTGTGATAGTTGATATTCTCCTGCCCAATCCAGCCGACCGCAAAAACTTTCTCCGCCCCACTGATAGGGCAGGGGAGCCGGACGGATACGGCGGATAGGGTATCTTCGGTGACAACTAGCACCAATGCGCGCTTACGGATTTGGGATGTCTCAGTATCATCGTACATTTCAACGTTGAATGACACCCCGCCGCCGTCTGTGTCATAAATCACACTACGCATCACCCCGTTTTTGAGTGGGTTGTTATCATCATAGATAATGATATAGCGCACCCCCTTGAATGTTTTCCCGTTTGCCGCCGTGACTGTGCAGTATGCGAGATATGTCCCCGCACTCGTAAATGTTGCCGTAGGCCGCGCGGCACTGGTACTCGAAATCGAAGAAGCGCCCGCAATGGCCCATAGATAAGTGCTTATCGAGCTTCCTTCCACCCAGGAGGTGGTGTCCAGTGACGGACCTAGTTGGACCGTAACCGTGCCATTGACCAACTTTCCAACCCTGTGGCTCCCCAGGACCGGTACAGGGTCGAAACTAGCGTGCTGGTCTGAGTATGCTACGTCATAATCCATCTTGGCAACGCCAGAAACCAGGCGTACCGCTTTTGCCCATAGCCCGTAATCATCTACAATGGTCAGGTAAATTGTGCCACCCGCGTTGAAGTCAACTTCCGAGACTTCCCCAACGTAGAATGTCCCAACAATCGCCGCCTTACGGATGCGACACATCCCCAAGTCAAACGCGCCCGCCGAGGTGCCTACATACAGGGTCATATCCGGCAGTACAGCAGCGAGCGTCCCCGAGCCGCTCGTGAATGTAATCTCACCTACCTGGTCATTCGTGGATGGGACCGCGTCTAGGACTGCGGTATAGATCGTGTGATACGCGGGGATAGCAATCTTTACCCGCGTCGCTATTCCATCGGTGCGTAGTTGTGTCAATTCCCCGGCAGTGTAAGCGCGCGCCATTTATGGGGTAATCTCCTCGAGAATGGTGAACCGTACCCCAAAGTCTCGTGTGAGCGCGCCCGCTTTATCTTCGTTGCCCGAAGGCCAATGCATCTCAGCCAGCGCGTAAATCCAATACGTTACGCCTGATAGCGTCTCGTTCGTAGGGGTGCAAATATACACCTGTGCGGAAATGTCTGGAGCGGCGCAATAAACACGCAAGTTTTCCCGCTGTACATTTCTAAACCCGTTCCAGTGCCATTCCACAACCGCAAAGCCGCGCCCGAATTCCGCGCCGCTGCCAAGCCTTACGACTTCCGAGTAGGGCGAATAACTCCAATCCGGGTCAGCGACAATATCAGCCACGCCGATCACATCTTGTAGCAGACTCCACGAGCTGGGGAGCGGCCCGGTTGCAAATGTCGCTATTTTGAAATCACCTTCAGTGTACATACTGCCTACTCCGTAAACTCCGATAGCACTTCGATTGTGTCCTGTCTCACCGTCCGCCGCATGGATGGGGTAAATTCACCCGAGAAGCGGCGGTAATCGTTCAGGGTCATGTTGCGACTGCTGCCCCCGCCTGCAAGCGCCATAAGCAAGCTCTGTTGTGTCAGGCGCCCGCCTATGGCATCTTCGGCGGCTTTGGTAGCGCGCGGGGAAAGCACAAATTCGCCCGGATGCAAGATGTTCATCCCACCCGCCGCATACCCGCCCATTTGCCTGGATGGGGTACGGCCAGAACTGCCAGTAATGGTCGTGCTACTAATCGTCGCCCCGCCCGTTGCGCCACTGATACTACTGCTCCCGCCGGGCAAGGCGGAACGATATGCTTCAAAGAATGCCTGCGCATCCCTAAGCATCGTGGCATAGTATTGCCGCTTCAAATTAGCTTCACCCAACAGGGACGCGTCCAAATCGCGGATCTTGTCTATAAATGCTTCCCGCAAACGTAATTGTTCTTCCCGGTATTGCTGCGATAGTTCTCGCAGTCGCTCCGCTTTGTTCTGCCGTATTTGTTGTAATTCTGCTTGATACTGTTCCTGTTCTTCTTTCAAGCGTTCGTCTCGTTGTTCGGCGGCCTCCTGTAAGCGCTCTTCGAATTCGGCGCGTCTCTCAGCGCGTTCCTGCTGGAACTCTACCGCCATATCATTCAGGCGCAAAGCCAAATCCGCGCGCCGCCTGCCAATCTCGATATTGGCTTGCCGTTCGGCTTCTGTCCGTTCCTGTTCATAGCGGCGCTGTTCCTGGATGAGCCCTAGCGCGTCACGGTTGAGCGCCAGGTCCTCTACGCGCTGCCCGTGATCCTGTGCCATCTGGCGCAACCGCTCTTGTAAATCTTCTTCGATGCGCTGAATCTCGATACCCGCGTCCCTGATGACCTGCGCGCGCTGTTCCTGGTAGTCTCGCTCCGCCTGCGCATTGCTCTCGCTGAAATCCTTTACGATGTCTGCTACCGACTTATCGTAATCCTTCATGATGTCTTTTATGGTAGCAGTGTGGCTCCGGTACGCCTGCACTACGCTTTTATTGGCATCATTGATAATATCAAGACGCGTTTCCTGAAAGTTCTTTTCCGCGTCTGCCATTGCTTCACGAAACTGGGTGTAAGCACTGACCACATCGGCGCTAATGCCCCCGCCAAAGTTGGTAGTGCCTGAAACACCTTTCTTTGCGCCAGCACCCGCAGATTTTGCAATAACCCCCAACCGTTCAAGGACCGGTCGTAAATCTTCCATTCCATCCTTGAATTGACGGATAGCGGGCAACATTTGCCCTAAAGTCCCGGCCCGTTCCAACATTCCAATAAATAAACTAATCACTCCCCCGCCCGCTCCAAGTCTATTCAGGCTTTCATAAAGTTTATCTAAGTTATTAGATGTTACTATACTGATTGCGGACATTGCGGCAATGCCAGCAACGAATAAACCAGCAGGGCCAGCGCTGCTGGCCGCACTACCAAGACCGGCTTTAGAAAATAAAGAGCCTTTTCCCGCCATCCCTCCAGCGGCCAATTGCTTATTAGCTGCGCCGTCCATGAGTTTAGCAGCGAGCAATTGGTTAGCAGTTGCCGCTATGTATCCAATATCTGCAACTAGTTTGATCCCACGTGCTACGGCAACCCCTACCGCGCCGAGCGATGCCACAACAAGCCCGGCATTAAGTGCGGCGCGTACAATCTCAGGGTTGCGCTCTATAAACCTTGCCGCCTTCTCCGCAAGTTGCGCCGCCTTCGTAAGCGTCGGTAGCGCCTCCGCAGCAAATACCGCCCCCACACGTGCACCAGAACGTTTGAGCGCTTCAGTTTCAGCAACCCAGGCACGTGTTACATTTGTCGCTTCTTCCGCGTTCTTTACGTAGGCGTTTGCCGCCGCGAAAATCCCACCTGTGATACCCGCCCCAACCGCAAAAACCTGCTGCGAGATATTGACCGCGCGGGCGGCGGCACCTGAAAGCGCGGCGAATTCTGCCCGGATTTCTTTGATCTTCGAGATTGCTTTGTCGGTATCTTTGGGGAGATTCTTTAGCTCTTCCCGCGCTTGCTTGATAGCGCCTGAAACAGTCTCGAAACTATCCGAGCCTTTATCACCGGTCGTCTTTAATTTCTTCTCGAATTCATCCAACTTCTTTTCAGCAGATTTTATATCCCCGTCAAAATCTTCCGTATTTGCAAGGAAATTCAGAAGGATGTCTATGTTCCGGTCGCCGCCGCCAAAATTAGTTGGCATCCATTATCTCCTTGCGTTCCTTCTTCCTGTTTTTCAAGCGTTCGATGATCTGGCCGATTCCGCTCAGGTTGCCGCCTTTGCTCTCTGTTTTCTGCCGTTGCAACTTATCTAAAATGTTATCGGCGCGAAAGAAGAAATTAAGCAAAGCGGACGGCAGGTACATCGCAGCGATAAACTCAGTCGGTTTTTTCCCTACCGCCTGCCATATCGTCCACAGGTCATAATTTCGATTGAATTCAAGCTCTGTAAAGTTCAGGACTGCCGGGATGTCCTTGCCTTGCTCGCGTGTCAGCTTACCGATACGCGCGATGATCCTGCCCGTTTCCGCTGTTTTTTTTTCTTTTCAGCGTCAGACATCTTTTCGATGTCTGCGAACACTTCGAACCAACTGGGGTTGATTTCCTTCGCCGCGTTCCACCATTTGTCTGATTCGGTGATAGGCATCCGATAAATCACATCTTCAAGGGTAGGAACATCACCGCTAGAACAAGCCGCCATTTTCGGATAGATCGCATAACGCACAGCATGCACTTTTACCTGTTCAGGCGTCAGCGTCTTTTCACCCAACGCCTTGACTTCAGCTTCATTCTGTTCGAGCGCGGCTTGTTGCATTTCATCAAGTAATTGATCCGACAGGAAAGTAGCCTGGGTAACGGTAACGCACCCGACCACTTTCCCATCAGAATCAACGAACTCGACAACCTTGCTTTTTAGCTTGAATTCCATCTATGGCCTAATCCCATTCATAAGTTGCAATGAGCAGGGTGTTATTAGCAGGTAGTACGGTAGGCGTCACGCCTTCCCCGTAAGAGTCATCGACCAGGGCAAACGCCACATCTGCACCAGTTGCAAAGTTCCACAACTTTGTCTTAGCTGCGCTTACAGGCGGCTTGTCTGCGGGGAAGTAGAAAGTCGGCTCTGTACCGTCTGCAAGCCAAGCCATAACCGCCCAATTGTTCTCCGTGACAAGCTGGGTCATGGTGGACTTCGTGCAACCTTCAGCCGCTATGGTCAAGGTCTTACCCCATAGCTCACGGGTCGCAGCGGACATCGTGACCTGGTACACCTTCTCTAACGCGTTTTCATCGAAGTTGACGGGGGATGGAACGATAGTGGCACGCGCCACGATGTAATGACGCCAGACCACCAGGCCATCATCATCATGCGAGATAAGCTGCGAAGCAACCAGGCCGCAAAGGATTTCAGTACCTTCCTTGTCCGTGCCGAAGTGGGTGACAGTGCCCTCTCCGAGCGTGGTCTTGTTGGTATTTGAAAGCAGCGCGTCCAGCGTCTGCTTGTCATACGAGCAACGCAGTTCAGCAGTTTTTGGGTCGATACTCGGCAGGTGGATAGTGTCATTTACCTTACCCTGTGAGACGTTGACGATATTCCTCACCGCGCCCAGGTTAGGGACAAACGATTTAGGCCCGGCAAACTCAACCCCTTCATAGGGGGCAGTATCAGTCGCTAAAAGCGCGCCGGTAGAAGAAAGGGGGAATGCCACAATACGATAGACATCCAGACCCCAGGTAATATCAGAAGGATTTGCCATAATATTAACTCCTAATTGCCGTAGCGCGTGGTATGCGCTGCGTGATTGCTACATCGAACGATTGCACGATGATGTTTTGAGAATTGCCGTCACTGTCTTGCAAGTATCCAGGCTCTTCCGTTGAGTCCATCAGGACATCCCAGACGAACGGGGTTTGATTGAGAGTAGGATCGCCATTGACTTTGTTGAAGATTTCAGAACGAGCCGCCTTGAAGTCTGTCCAGGCGTCTTCCGCTTGCGTAAAGCGCTGATGAAAAACGACTGTACAATGCCATTCTACATCGATCAACTTGCCCGCCGCGCGGCGCACAGGAAAAGCCCCGGGACGAACGATTATGAAATATTCACCACCCTCAGAGATGACCGTATCCGAACTGGACACCTGCCACCCTGCCGCTTTGCCTATACCGGCAGGGAACAGGTCGGTAAGCGTTCGTAACTGCGCGGTTAAGCCATCTTCTGCTTGCTGATAAAAATCGGTCATTTGAAAGCCCTGGGCACGAACTCACGCAAGTTTTTGACCACCAGTTTCGGCAGCTTGCTTATCACCAAATCGGCCACATCACGGAAGAGCGGCCAGCGACCCTTGTGGATCTTAGATTGCCCTGAACCGTCCGCAAGCCCGCCAATGTAGCGCGCGCCTTTGGTTTTGTTGTGTAAGACGGTATAGCCAGCGCTCGCGCGTTGGACCTGCCAACCGTTTATATACCTGTTGGTGCGGACCGTTGGAATGCCGCGCCCGAAACCATCAGACGCAAAGAAAGCTAGCATTTGTTTGAGACTATGCCAATTGACCGGATACTTGATTTTCTTGCCCGCCTTTTTCATGCGCCTTTGGATTTCTTTGGCGGCATTATACAGGCGCAAGCGCCCAATTTGCGGAAAACCACCACGCAAACGCTCTAAACCCTTGCGCACTACCGGAACGTTGGAGTGGATAGTAAGTTGCGGCATGTTACGTCTGCCTGCCCAGGGGCACGCTGTACGCGCCCGCGCCCGCGCCAGATTGATCACGGCGGGGAACGCCCTGATTTTCCAGCCCCGTTGCGTGGTCTCTCACCCAGGCGTTTATCTCTTTGTTGATAACGTTCATCGGCCCGATTTCAACTACGCGATCGGTAAACAAACGCCCCTTGCTGTTAGCAAAGGCACACAGATCAGCAGCCAGGACAATCACACGGCTAGTAATCGTGCGGTATGCTTCAGGTGCGTCAGCCTGTAGGACGGGAGTAATAAACCAGTTATTTTCAAGTGCGGTATCAAAGAGTGCAGAAATATCGGCGATGTAATTCGTTACAGCGGCAAGAGTCGGATTCGTACCGCGCACAAGCGGAGAGTTAGACGGGTCATAAAATACCCCATCTCGGGAATAAATCCCAGCGTATTCAGCGACTCTAGCGGGCGTCCCGTATGCCATTACTTAGCCTTCTTCGACTTACTCAATCTGTGCTTAGTTGTTGCAGTTTCGCCGGTCAGTGGCGACACCATCGGGGGCGGCGCTATATCTTCGACCTGCGGTGCGGGCGTAGCATGCTCTTCCGTTTTCACGGTCAAACTGGCAACGGTCTTGATGACCTTGCCGCTCGCATCATGCCACGTTTTGCCGTCTGCGGAGAGATACATACCGCCTTTTACTGTTTCGGCCATGTGCAATCTCAACTTTCTAGCAGGCGGCTTTTACACCGCCTGCCTATTGAATTTGTCAAGCTATTGTTGGGTCGCTCCATGCGCCGGCCCCAACATAAAGCACCGCACCATTCGTGCGAGTCCAGGCGCCAACGCCAAAGTAGGCTTCCATGAAGTCAACGTACAACGGGTGATCTGGCAGGCTGGCCGCAAGGCGCAAGCCCTGCAAGGCAGACACGCTGTTCTGCCGGAATGCAAGCGGTTTATTCGGGCTGGATGCATCCCATATAAAGGGATAGTTATCGATTGCCCAGGACTTCACCCAGACTTCCGCGCCTTCGAAGATACCGATTGCACGGTTATCCAGGCGGGATACGTCCAGGGTTTGAGTGGGGACGCCGGTTGCTGAATAGATTGGCACCGCAAGGCGCGGGTCAAGATACGCCTGGAAGCCGGACAGAGCACGAACGGCGGTTTCGTCGGCCTTGTTGATCGCAACCTTGACCGCGTTGCCATGCCCGTGCTCGATAACATCATTGATGATAGCGAGCAGTGAGGCGGCGGACCAACCATTATTGGCGTCATAGTGAGTGTGCGTGGAGCCGTCGAAGGTTTCCCCATTCGGCCCGTCAGGGATGCTTGCTCCATCTGCATTCACAAAGCGCTTGACGGCTAAATCCACATTATCGACCAGGTGGTCATTGTATGTGTAGTTCGCCGTAATGTAGATCGCTTTCTTGATCTGCCGTTGAATTTCGCGCCAGTGCGCTTTCTGAGCATTCAACTGCATGGTCGCTAAATCTGCCGGGGTAGCCTGCAAAAGGAAATCAGCAGTCCAGCCAAGATTGAATTGGAATTTCCGCAGTGGGAAACCGACCGTAGCGCCAGGGAGCGCGCGCTGGGTCGGAGCCTTGCCGTATTCATCGACTTCGGCCATCTGCCCGTTGGCGGATGTACCATATTTGCGCTGCCGATCATTTGTGACATCGCACATCTGACCGACCATCTCCACGACCGTAGCGTTCCAGGCCGCAAGATCGTTCTGCAAAACCTGCGTGATGGTATCCAGCCCGTAATCGGCGGCGGAACTAAAGCGGGTCGCCAGGAGTGTAGAAATATCGTGTGTACCAGTGTTGATAGCCATTTCCGCTCTCCTTTATCCACCCTGTACGCGGGTGCGCGTGACCAGGATGTCGGTGGCTGAAATTGCGACCGCCGTGCCCAGCGTATCGCCGGTTGTGGCAGTCGTATCCAGATTGCCGGCGTCATAATAGGCGTCGGCGTCTCGCAGGTACAGGATCGAGCCGGGGGACATGCCGGATGAATATTTGAAACGTGTGCCAGCGCCGTAAAGCGTGACTGGCTCGCCGGATGCAACCGCGCGGGGGGTGAAGCCGATGAACTCAGCAGCTTCGTTATTGGCTACACCATCACACATGTACACCAAGCCATCACTGGTTTTGATGTAGCACGCGGATACTGCGTCCAATGCTTCCCCGGCGTATGCGTTGCCTGCGAGAACTTGCCGCGCTTGATTTGCATCAAGCGAAGCGTCTGAAGCTCGTACCACAATAGCCATGATTTTTTACTCCTCCCCGTAAATCCGGGGGTTTAGAGCGGCGCAACTTGCGACCGCTTATTATTGATTGCTTCTTGCGAGAGCGCTACCTGATTCCCCTTGCCCTTCTGCCTGCCATCTGCGGGCGGGGGGCTGACCGGGGGTTTTCCGTCAGACTTAGCAAGCAGATAACCACGATCTGTCTGTAGTTTCTCGACTGCATTGTCTAAGCCGGAAAAGTCATCACCGACTAGTTGCCGGTCCAATGCCCTAAAAGCATCTTCGGCGGCGGTAATGCTGACAAACTTCCATCCGAGCTCATCTACTTTCTGCCCAAATTTCAGTTGCAGTTTCAAGTCGGTATTTTCGCTCTGCAATTTGGTAAGGTTCGCCTCAGCGGTATCGGCGCGTTTGGTTGCCTTGTCAATCTCCGATTTATTGGCTTCCTCTGCGTCTTTCGCCGCTTTGATGATCGCTTTGGCATCGTCCAACTTTTCAACACCGAGAGCTTCTAGAAGCGCCTTGCGTTCAGCTTCTTTAGCTTTTCTTTTCGTCTCAGCATCGATCTTGTTTAAATCTGCCTGCGTCATCGTGACGGGCTTTATTACTCCGTCGTCGTTCTGTGTCCCGCCGCCAGTAGGCGTTTCTTCCTGGCTACCAGAACCGCCGCCCGTATTAGCTTCAAACCGAACGGCCTTACTCATGATGTCTTTGAACATCGTCACAAACCTTTCCCCGTCTTTACCGTAGACGGTAACGTAAAAGAAAAGCGGCTCGCGTCCATTTTGGACACAAGCCGCTTTGTATGCTTCTTGTCGTACCGCTGGCCTTCCGAAAGGCCGACCAACGCGAGTCACTATTTAGTTGTCTGTATTATACACTAAATTCATCGTTTGAATTATGATAATTTAGTCAAGCCTAATCGAGTAGTTATTCAATACCTTTTTGTGTAGGCTTTCATGTGAAATGCAAGCTCAGCCACTTCTCCGTTGTCGTTCGAGCTCCGCTGTAACAAGCTGCGAAAATCACCCGCGATTTCTATGGGCATAAAAAGCCGGTTGTGAGCAAAAACGCGGAAACCTGTCTGTACTTCTTCGTCGCTCAACTTTCCAGGCTTCAAAGATAACAAGTAAGTACAGATTTCTAGCGAAGCGGCGCGGACGTATGGCGCAACGATTTTGCGCTTTCTGTTTCTTTGTAGTATGTTAAGGATATTCATTATTTTTCTCCTAACAGACAACCGCTGTTGAAGTCCTGCACTATAGCAATGCGGGGTTATTTCTGTTGATTATCCTGTAATCTCAATTCAACCATCGGGGGTGTAAAGTGTTTTTCGAAGTTCACACACTTCGGAGTCTCGCAAGTAAGGTATTTTATTTTCTTCATGCGCCATTTCGTCTCTTCAAAAACTCTCATAGTGCAACCACATTCAGAACACGCCACGCGCAAAAGATACCCTGATAACAACATATTATGGCTTGCTACCGTTTCCATTATTCATTTCCTTCCCAATTTTATATTTCCGTTCCAAAATTGCCACCTGCGCCAATAATGCGGCGCGCTGCTGTTCCAGCGCCTTGACTTGCTGAATCAATGCCGCGCGGAATTCTATAGCCGCCTGCCTATCCTGTTCGTGTACGATGTGAGTATCAATGAGCATAAGTTATCCCAAAAACAACAGTGCACCTATCCAACTTACGGCCGCACCAGCAGCCAAAGCATAGCGGTTTCTAGTGAGCGGCAATAACGCAAAAATCCAACTCTGCAAAGCCAGATACGGCGAGAGAAACGGAGCGGCGGCAAGCGCAAGATACCAATCATCCCGCTTGAATGCAAGGTATGCCAAAACCAAACCAACCGGCACGCCATAAGGGAATATGTCTGCGGACCATGGCATAGTTGACCGCTCCGGTAATCCCCACAAGCCGAACAGGTACAACGCACCCAGGGCGAGCAAGGGGAATAACGCAGACCAATGACGTTGTTTTATCCACAGCCCCAACAGGACAAAAGACGCCTGCGGTTTTAGGATCACTACCCACGCACCCCACGCAATCGGCATAGTAGTGCCAAGCAGTACCAGCCATTCACAGTTACCCATGCCGATGTCAAAATAAATAAACGGGGTAAGAAAGAATGCGACAATCGTAAAGCCGTCAAAATTCATGCGGCGAAAGGCTACCAGATACCCGACAATCCCAATTGCCATCCACAACCAACGCGCGACTTGTATCGGCAATATGAAGAGCGGCGCAAGAATCACTAGCATCCAGGGCGGATTGTAGAAATGCGGAGCGGCAATGTACGGATTTTGAAGATCCCAAACCGCCCGCCCTGCTGGATAAAGAAGCGAGAAGTCAACCCCCATGCTCGGCATGAATGCTACGAACACAATGCAGACTGCAAAGATAGCAATAAGATAAGCATTAGGAGATTGAAAGATATTTGCGAGCTTCAATCTGTCTAGATTATTCACCGGATACCCCGTTCCTTTAATAAAAGATCAGCAATGTCTTCGTAAATCATAGCGATGCTTCTTTCGAAATCTCTCTGTATATGTCCTAGTCTTACATCATGCTCTACCATTTCATCATAGGCTTTTGATAAAATCCAAAACAATTCAGAGCCTTGTTTTATCTCGCATCCATTCCTGCAAACAATGTCTTGAAGCTTTCCATCGCCAACATTGAACACAAGCGGCATTTTCTTACAGATTGGACAATACATTTTTTATTCTCCCATTTCTTCCTTTTTGTAAATTATCTTTTTTTTCCTTTTCACCATTTCGATTTCCTGCGTCTCAAAATTTATCCTTAGAATATCGCCTTTGCGCAAGTTGATTGGAGCCAAGATACCATCCACTGGCTTTGTTTGTCTAACAATGTTTCCTTGATTGTCCATCCAAAGCGCCCCTCCGATTTTTACTCTCCCATGATTACCCATTGGTTGCCTACTTTCTTCCTGAATATGAAATGGCACCTGCACCGAACGATACAAGGACTATGCCCGATGGGGGGTAGGGTCCTTATCTTCTGCCAACCAAGCGCGGCAAGCTCTACACATCCTTCCAAGTCCCCGCGCGTTTCGCAATGCTCCGCTGCCGGATCGATTACGCGCTGTTCTTCCTCAGCGCCATTGTAAATCTGCTCATTGCGCCGCCTGAAACGTTCGTATTGGTTTTCAATCGCTTCGGCGTACAATTGAGCACGAACGCGGGCGGACCCATTCAAGGGTTGCTTGCCGCTGGCTATCTCTTCTGCAAAGTTCCTGAGATAGCGGTATTGGTCCCGTGTTGCATTGCCGACCGCGCCCCAGTCGGCTTGACTCATCTGTTCAATCCCCCCGCGCGCGGCAATCCCTGCAAGATTGTTACCATCCTTGATAAGTTCCATCATGCCAGATTGCCACTCAGCCAGGCTGATTTCGCGCGCTATGAGTTGATCAGTAAGCGAGCCCATATCTGCTTTGGTACTGTCTACAATCGCTTCTATGCCTTCATCGCGGATAGTTTGAAACGATAAAAAACGCCCGTTTGCCTTATTGAAAAAACGGCCCGCGATAGGATTCCAACCGAAGAGCGGGCTACTCGGCATCTTCTACCATTTTCGCATCTAATAGATTTACGAGAAACGCGGGGACAAGTCGCTGCCATTTCGCGCGCAACTCTTGCAACTTGATTTCATCAGGTGCAATTGCTTCGGCAGTAGTCAGCGCTTCCATAGTTTCATCAGACAGATTGAGCGGAGCGCCCAGGGGGATACGTTTAGAGATTGTCGTCATCTTGAGATTCATCAGAGCCAGACAAAGAATATCCCCAAATATTATTTTTTTTTGGCGAATAACTCTTTACAAGTGGGGCTTTTTTGATTTTTACCCACACTTTCAGAGCCATACCTTCGGGTATGTTTTCCGGTTCAATTACAAGAGTCTTTTCATCACTAAAATAAACTTTCATTTCATTTGCCTTTCCGCTTCTGTTTCTTTTTATGAACGCTGTGCTCCGCGTCCGTCATGTTTTCCATCATGCGGTTTTTCATCATGTTTTTATTCATGACAGATGAAGTCATGGGCATGTTTTTGCTGCCCTGTTTCTTACTATTCGTGTTTTGTTTTTTGCTTGCCATGCTTTCTCCTTATTGACTAATCGCTGGGGCTGGCATTTAACGGACGCCTTCAATCTTTTCGAGAAAATTTATAATTTCTCCGCGTATCGACATATACCCGCAATCCCCGCATTGATTGCAGGTATCTACTAGCCCGCTCGGCCACATTACCCTTAATGTATTACATTTTTTACAACGGATTTCCGTTTTCACGGCGATACTCTCGTGTAAATGCTGTGAAAGTTTTGCAATGATTTTCATCATGTCTCCTTTACTGACTTATCGCCAGAGTAGCCTTGCCTTGCGCTGCTACCAACATTGTAATTGTATCATCCGGCAAGTTAATCATCCGTAAGTATGCTTCAAACGGTATACCTTGTTGCGATGCTTTGTCGTAGCCCGTGAAAATGCTATCGAAGAAGGTGAACAGGTATTCTGGGTCTTTTGCCATCTCTTCAATTTCGGCAGTGGTATAACCTGCTTCCTTCCACGCCTGCTTCTGCGTGATTTTGAGTTTACTTACTTTATCGGCAATCTCTTCGAGTGTCTTGTCCGAGCGCCATAACGGGGTAAATGTTACAGTTTCGTCTAGCGTAAGTTCGCCGTAGATATTTTCCAGTATCCTGGCAATCTCGAAACATTGCACCCAGCGGCCACCGAAGCGAGCGCGGCGGTTTTTCGCTTTGTCCCTCAGCGCTTGCTTTTGCGCCATGATCGTCTCGGAACTTGCAATTTGCGCTGATGTGATAAAACGGGTGACAGGGGTATCTGTGATCTGTGCTACGAACATCACCAGGTCTTTCAGCGATTCCATAAGTGGGGTATTATCCGCGCCTTCGATTTCTTGTAAACTGGCTTCACTTGGTAATTTTGTTGTGCCGTTGAATTGCGCCGGCCCAATCTTCATCAGGTTAGAGCCGTCTGATTTCGGAACTTTATTATCCTTAGTCGGGTAGAAGCCAAAGCCGAAAAAGCTCTTGAAGGCGGTCAGGTCATTAGCCGCCAGGACATCGACCAGTGTTTTGTTGATCGCATCCTGCGGCGGGATTGCTTCCCAGTGCTCAGCGGTCAAAGACTTATTCGGGAAATGCGCAACAGAAATACCGATAGGCGTACCATCTGATTTTACCCAGGGCTCCGGCCAGGGCTTCAACGTCTCTACCCCGTCTTCGTTGACAATCTTCTCTTCAAAATGTTTCCATCCATAATCATATACAAAACGCTCTATCCTGTCAGCATAATAAACGGTCCGCCGCTTTGTTGTGCGCGGGTTCCCCGCACTATCGTATTCGGTATCAATCCATTCCTTGACTGCATATTCGGGATCTTGATGGATGTCATCATTTTGATAGACGATCACCGCGCCCATGCCATCACCGCCCGCCTCAACGGTAACGAGCCGGGGATTGTGAGTAAACACAGCATAACCTTTATTCGTATCGTACTCGACAATAATATAGGTTTCACGGTCGGCTAGCGCCGCCTCGTGCACATCTGTTTGCAACGATGCAATATCATTAGCTTTGAATAATTCCGCCGCCCATTCCGCCTGTAGCTTATTCCCATTTGCGTCTTGGGTTTCGCTTGTATCCAGTCCAATCAATTCGAGCTCGTTCGCAAGCGCTTGAACTACGCCCTGGCAAACATTTAACCGAAAACTAACGCTAGAATGCAAATTCAAGAATTCTTTCACTCGATCAGACATAAAAGATGTATCGTGCTTGCCGTTGAAATAGTCCCGGGCAAGTTGGATATTCTGCATCTCTTCTATGACGCTGTTCCATACTGCGTCAAGATACGACATTTCCACTGGGTCAACTGTAATGATAGGCATTGTCACGCTCCTAGATATATCTATTACCAATTACCATCCACACCCCCCACCACACCGCCACCGAAAAACCAACTGCAACGATCAGGCCAAATAGAGGAGTGCGGGAGAAGGGTTTCATAGGATTGTTGTTCTATGCCAACTCAGCGAGCCTCGTAGATTTTACGCATCTGCGCAGCCGTCAGCGCAGCGTTGTAAATCTGTATATCGTCCTCATCTCCGACAAATGGTAACGCGCCGCTCGCATCCGCTCCAATTGTGACGAGTCCGTCATTGGCAGTAATCGGCGCATCTAAAGCCACGGCTGCATAATCTTTGCCATCTACGACCCATGTTATTTTATTGTCGCTACTGATTGATACACCGACGAAATGAGTGCCCCCGTCACTGGCTGGGATATAGGGTGCAACATCGTGAGAAGCATTCTGTGAGTAAAAGAACCTCAGAAAACCGCTCCCCTCCTGCGTTCGTATCGACCAATTATTACCAGATACAAGCCCCTTGCCAACTAACCATTGACGCGCCGAATTGGTGGACTTGTACCAGCACAGCACAGTAAAATTATTGGTGAATTGGAAATCTTCGTCTGTGTCTGAACCTGTGATTTCAATCCGTGAACCATTGAAATGATAGGACGCGCCGGGCAGGACAATATCTGGTATTTCTGCTCCCGCTCGTTTTATGCCTGCTGCGTTCCAACCCCCCAAACCGGAAGTAAGCACGCCGTTTTTGTTATTGCCTGAAATGTCTGTAATTGCCGTACCTGTTCCTTCATCCAGTTTCCATCGCCCCAGGAGTCCAGCCAGTGTCACATCGTTGAATGTATCTAGTGTACTAACTCCGCTACCGTTCCAGTGGATGTTTATTTGTTCCCCCGCAGCAGGTAACGTTGGGATTTTGACATAATACAACGCCTGGTAGTGATTGCCACCGTCGAACAGGCGGAGATTTTTGTATCCGGCGCTATTCTCGTGCCCTACCAGTAATTGATTCTCGCTCCCCGTTGGCGTCCCTTCGCCAAACGCCATGCGCCAGCCGAGATTCTGGGCGGTGGCGTCAAACAGGGATGTCCTGATAGTTTTCCATGTCTCATCGTTTTGGCGTTGTAAGATCATAGGGTATCGTTGGTTATATTGTGCGCTTGTTGCCAGATAGATATTGTTCCCAACCTGCCGGACAACGCGCCCGCACAGGTTCGTAAGGATCTCGCTGGTAAATGTTATATCGTCGGTGGTGCGTAGGACCGTAGAAATAATTGTCGAACCATTGAGCACAGGGTTTTCAATCGAGAACATGCGCCAGCCATCACCAAATAAGGCTTGCACAAAATCAGAGTCCATGATCTTGGTAAAGGTAATATCTCCTGCTGCTGTTTCCGGGTCAGTTGCATTTGCAGACCTGATCGTGTTCCTCCCGCTGCCGTCTATCCCGGCATACAATAAACCCGTATACAGGTCAATTGCTACCCCGTGGAAGTGTTGCTCAGTTTCCCCACCTGTATAGATAATTTCCCATGTTGCCCCATCATCCAGGCTGCGATACAAGGCCGCGTCGTAAGTATCTTGATACCGCCCCGCGAACAGCACCCCGTTTGCCGCCTCTGCGAACCCATACGGGCGGAAATGAGCCGTGCCGCCAACTGCCAAAGCATCTATAACTGTAGTCCAATTCTCCCCGTCATCTATACTGCGACGGAATAGACTGCCATCATGGATAAAAATATACCCGAGCGCAGACACCCCCACCAGTTGCACTTCATCCGCCCCTAGTGGAGCGTAAATCTCTGTCCAGTTTTGCCCGTTATTTGTGCTCTCTGCAACCCCGTCTGTAATTCCATCTACACGGCTGGCAATGATCTTGCCATTCGACAAAATGATAGACGTGTCTCCGATTGCCTCTTGCGGGATGGTTTCATAATTCCCGTACGAATGGAGATAGTGAGACAGGGTATTCCCCGCCCTGTCAGTAAAATAAACATCAGAGAAATTTGTATTGCACCTGTCTAACATATAGACATCACTCGTCCCTGTGTCGCCAGAGCGTGTTCCACGATGAACATGAAGCGGAAAGACATAATCTGTTTCTTCCGAGCCAGTGCCAGTAAGTATATGCGTTTGCGGGCCGCCGCCTAAGTAGGGTAATTCCACTTCCCTATCAGGTAATTAAGCAACAAGATAATATCTGCGTCACTTGGTTTTGTGGAATAGATAAACAACTCGTGTAAATCCAACTGTGTGAAAATTGGCGTTTCTGTAGCAATTCTAAATGTCCTCGCCCCACCTCCGCTATTGCCACTGGAAACGCTCTGGGGGGTATTTTTGCCAAGTGCGTGAGACGCAACCCCCCCCGTCTGGTAGGACACCGAGATAATCGGCGTTCCTACTGCAATTCCCTCAGCGGTGGTTATATCCAATGTGCCATCATAATGATAGAGTTGGATATTTGGCGCAGACTTCATAAATACACCGCCGTAGCCGCCAATCCACGACCATAAACAGTCGTTCTGATATACCGTTGCGCTGTTTGTGTCTAGTGCCACAGGTGTAAATCCGCCAATAATGCACCAATTGCCATCATTACATCCAACATTGGCATTAGTCCACACCGATGAGAGTATGTCATCCACGCCATCAAAGCGCACTACGCTCAAGCCGTTTTGAATATTGATTTTATATAATGGCTTGGCCGCTCCTCCACCTCCTGATAAAACTCTGCTGTTCCCGCTCTTATCGTTGATCTGCGCAATCGCGTCCCCGTCCGCGCTCACGGGCGTCACCCCCGCGTCTTTATACATCGTGGTTATATCCGACGCGTCAAACCATGCGGCCAGATTTGCCACCTGGTCTGGGGTTTTGGACAACACCCCCCCGCCAAGCAGCCCCGATAGGCTTTGTGGATTTATCGAAGCCAGCGGATAAGGCACGTCACGCCTCCGCAAACCAATTGCAAACGCCAGAAACCACAGACGCAACACTCGTGGTGATCTGCAACTTTTTGTTATTGGCAGTACCCTTGGCGGCATAGCCTCTCGGAGATAACTGTACAGTTGAGTTTGCTCCCATGTGGATACTAAACCCGGTTCCATCTTCTGTAATGATATTGACTTGGCAGGCCGTTACCACGCTCACAATAATGTCCATTGCTACCGCCTTCAAACTAGCACCCGGTGCAGTAGTAAGGTCAACTGGAGTCACGCTTGCGTCATTGCTGGTAAATGGTGTTCTAGTGACAGTCTGGGCAGGTCCAGCGTCAGACGCAGGTTGTGTTGTCTGCCAAAACGTCCCTGTAACGGCAAGGCTGGCATTCAATTTCGTCCAGATCGCAGAAAGCCACCCACGCAGCCCCGCGCCCCCTGCTGGCATAGCCGTAGGACTGGTAATGTCCGTGCCTTCCTGTACCTTCCATGCTTCCGTACCCGCCGCGCCCTGATCGACTTCTCCGATAGTTACATCACCAACAACCAATTCGGCGGCGACTTTACGCGCGTATGTGCCGTCACCTTGATCGACAAACTTTTCGGTAATTATTGCCGTTCCGCCACCAGCAACAGGAACATTCATAGTTACGACTTCAACATCTGCCATTGTATATCTCCTTTATTTTGCACACCATACACCCATACGGGATAACAACCCGCCTGAGTGGTCTATCCATTTTAATCCATCTCGGACAAATAAGTGTTCGATATTTGCAACGAATTCTGCGCCTTCTATCCAGTCCCATTGAGTATCAACATTGTACTGGCGGGTAAAAACGCTCTCAGTTCTGAAACTGTCTTTTTCATAATCTGGGTCGCTGTACCAGTGGTGGGGAAAGTTGCGGCCTTTCGGAAAACAAAGATCATAGCCTATCGTGTGGACTTCTGAGCAACCTAAGATCCCAGCCAGGTGTACACAATGGATTGCCACCGTTCCAACGCGCCAGGCAATTCGGCAACCAAGCTCTTTTTGTTTTTTGAACAAAGGACCGTAGAGAAACCCTTCCCCGTACTCCCTTAGCGACAAATTAGAAGAATATTCATCGTATCCAACACGCCTTATTTTGATGACATCTGACCCGGAAAGATTGTAGTGCTCACCTACAGAGGGGAAATCAGGATAGTTGGGTGATCGCTCCCAGTTCTGGAAATTAATCATCCTAACTTTGGCGGTATTTGGAACGTCAAAAATAGATACGAATTTTTTGTAGCGTTCTTGACCTTTCAAGGCATAGTAAAGTTTCCTGTTCATATTCTCGCCAAGGACCCAGTAGTCTGCATTCCGAACTCCTACTCCACCGTTACAAGTTATGAGAATATCGGGCTTCAACTTGTTTCGAAGTCTTTTCCATCCGATGCCAGAAGGACCGCCAAGAACAACAAGAGCTTTGCCGCCAAGAAATCTGTTCTTGTGCTTCTCAACCTCTTCCGGGTTGTCGGGTCTGTTTTTGGTTTCCATTTTCAATTACCTTGATATTGAGCGGAAATCATACATACTCTCCAATGACTGACAAAAACTTTCCAGTGTCGAAGTTGCCGCCGAGATGTCCGCGAATCCAGTGCTCTATTTCGCAGTCTCTTTTTCTAGCAGTCTCTAAAACATCATCGATGCTCATGTTCTCCAGTTCAAAAGGAAAAGAATAAATATCCTGGTACAGACTCATGTGGATGGGAGTCCAGCGCCCCGGCTTGTCGTAAACTCTTTGGCCGTACATGACAACGCCTTTTCCACAGGCCATCGCAATGATTGCGGTGCTCGCCGCAGAGACGACAATGTCCACTTCTTCTATTTTCCCAACCATGTCCATAATCGGGGCTGACGATTCCTTTGGGTGAGTTGTAACAACTTCAATGTTTCCATTGGATACAAGATCGTCATATTGGCCTTCACTTTTGCATATTTTTATCTGTTCAAAATATTCCCTGTGTCCGAGAATAAAATCAAGCGCAAAATCATTAGACGCCCGGTAAAGTTCATATCCCGCAAATGGGCGAATTGGAACAAAAAGGAGTCTCGTTCTGTTGCTGGGTACAAATGGTCTTATTTTGAAATAGGGAAATCCGACATATTCAACGCGATACTTATACCCATATCTCATCATGCACTCTTTAGCAAGCGGCCCCATAACAAAATTGCAGGAAGCCGGAAGGGCTTCGTATAGCCCATCGAAAATAGGATAACTGCGCGCGTTGTGGGGATAAATGAAACCGGGCATTCTCTCCATCAATTTAGCTTTGGCTTCAAGTCTTTTTCCAACACTGGGGCTGTCATACAGGAAGAAATCGGCATTGGGGTCTTCGTAAACCCGCTCATAACCAGCATCAAGTAAGGCTTTGATGTAGACGTTCGCGGTGTCCATGCGCTGGAATATCATGAATTTTTTCATGCCGAGCACCGCACTCCATCCGCCTTTATCATATATTTGTTCCGTTCTTGCCTTTCACTCTCAGAAACAATAAATTTTCTCCAAGTTTTCTCCTCAGTGAAAAGGTCGCAATCGCAGAGTTTGCAGTCAGTTCCATGTTTCTTGTGCCTGAAATATCTGTGACCGCATTCACATTTCAGCCAGGGCCAAAAAATAACGATTCTCATTTTGCGCACCAGACACTCATAGCCGACAACAGCCCGCCGCTATGGTCAACCCATTGCAACTTATCGCGCTCGAATTGATACTCGATCTGTGAAATAAATTGCGCCGCTTCGATCCAGTCCCATTGTGTTTCTAATCCATTCCAGCGAGTAAACATCTGTTCGGTACGGAATTTATCAGGTTCATAATGGGGGTACTCATACCAATGATGTTTCCCGCTTCTCCCGTTTGGAAAACACAAGTCATAGCCGATTGTGTGAACTTCATTGCATCCGAGTATCCCTGCCAAGTGGATAAGGTGAAGGGCAACCGTGCCAACATGGAACTGAACACGCCGCCCCACCGCGCCCCGCCGGCTGAAGAGCGGACCGTAAAAGAAGCCTTCCCCGTATTCGCGTAAAGTGAAATCATCTTTTAGCATTTCCCAACCTACGCGCCGGATGCAAACGCAATTCGATTTATCTACCCCGAAACGGTCTAGTAAGTGCCAGCTATGATGACTTACCAGCTTGAATCTTGCAGTATTAGGATCGGTAATCATACGCATAAATTTCTTATCGCGCTCTATGCCATGCTCCGCATAGCCCGCAGCCCGTGACATATTCTCAGCCAATAACCAGTATTCCACGCCTGGAATGCTTGTGGCGCCATTGCAAGTCAACAATACGTCTGGTTTCAATTCATCACGCAGTCGCTCCCAGTTGCCGGCTCCGGCAGAAGGACCGCCCAGGATGACCAATGCCCGTCCAGAGTGAAAGCGGTTGTGATGTGCTTGGATAGCAATGGGGTCATCAGGTCGAATATTCATTTTCCTAATCTTCCCGAAATCCAACCAAATCGGCTACACCTTCCCCGCCATCGTTGCAAGCATGAATAGTAAGCATAGCGGGAGTACCCTTTGAAAGCCCCTTCTTGAAGACATTATCAAGGACCGCCTTGAGAAGCGCGGTCTTTATCGTTGGTTTGTCAGCGGATACGCTATCGAAAAGCGCACCGCAGCGCCTGCATTTGTATTGAACAGTTGCCGTTTTCATTTTGTATTATCGCCCTTCAAATTACGCATGTTTTCCCGCCCAATATCATCCAGGCTACTGCCCAGCAAGCGACGTTTTTCGTCAGGATCATCTTCACCCTGCTTCGGCACACGGTCAGACAAAAGCAATAGAACAACAACCAGAACAATCAAAGTTAGAATAATGTACCCTTCAATTCCCATTATAAATAACCCTCCAATATCTCCACAAACTTACTCGCATCAAACGGCTTCCCGATGAACTGCTCGCGCCACGTTGCAATCCGTTCATCACAGGCGGCCGCGTTACACAAGATTTCCATCGTGTTGTCACTCTCGAAAATATCAATCGGGAATTTCATGTAATCCCTGTACCGCTCCCACGACACGACCTTATATGTATTCTTCAAGCTGGTTGCCGTCATTGGCGGTAAATCTTCATCCATGCCAACTGTTGGCACACCGCGCGCCACAGACATATACTGCATGTTTTGCTTACTCACAACCACATCAGCCGCGTTAATCTCGGCAACGGATTGATCTGGCTTGCCTTGTACATATTTTACACCCTGTACACGTTCTATGCCGTTCCATTCCAGCTTATGCAGGTAACGGACAGTCAAATCTATTTGGTCACTCCGTACCAATCCGAGCAAGCGAGAAAACGCGCGCGCGTTTGTGTCCAACTGTTCAGGCGACAGATAACCATTGCCATTAGCATGAATAGGCGCAAACAATACCTTTCGTGGTCGTTTCTTTGCCTTGAACTTGCGTATCCTGGTATATGTCCAGCCTACTGGGTGAATTGGCTTGTCATAGCCATAGAGCATTGGTACTTTTGCGCCCCCTTCCCCGATGCCGAACACCGCAGACACAAACGGGGAAGGGACATAGATACCGTCCCACAGCCACATGGGGGTGGCTGTGTGTGGGTACAGGAACACGCGCCCGCCCTTACTATGACGATGAAAGCGGTATATCTGTCCTAGTCTGCCTGATATGTCGCTATCCGTGAGCATGAAGAGTGCGTCTTCCGGCTTGTCTGTGGCTGTGTATCCCGCCACTTCCAGCGCCTTGACATAGGCGTTAGCCTTGCCTTGATGGTTCTGGCAATAAAAAATACCCGTGTTTCTACGCGGAATATAAACAGGCGCACGGTATATTGGCATCTTCAATGATTCTCGTGAGATGTACCAGGAATGGTGGCATTGCTGGCAACGGAAGTGAATGCCGGCGTGTTTGATGTTCCAACTATTACAGTTTGGGCATTGCATTAGGATTCCTCAAAAACTTTATAACCCTGTTCCTGCTTGATGAAATTAAAATAATACCCCGCGCCATATTCACACCCATCAACGATGATAATTTGCCCCGCCCTTCTTATCTCTTCTGCTTTCGTAGCCGGGATCATAATTGAAAGAGAACATCCGAATGAATCACATTCGCAAAATTGCTGAACATTAGCCAAATCATATTTAGACACGATTCACCTTTTCCTATGCATATTTGTATTGCCAGACGCCTTGACTCTCTTCGGCGTACTTATCCATGAAAATCATGATTACCGCGTCACCGTCATCTGTTGAACGGCCTAGCCTTTTTTTTATATCTTCTTTCTTTTCTACTTGAATGACTCCACCGGATTTGTAAGTGTATTTTGGTGTAGTTAGATCGCCGGTCAGATTATCATCAGGTGGTAAATCTATCGTATCCGCAGCAAGTAATTCACGCACTTCCCAATACCCAGCCGAGCGCATATCTGCAAATCCAAGCTCGCCGCTTTCGTCTTTCTTGGCAACCTTGCCACCAGCAATAAAGGCATAGACCTTATCTGCTATATCATCCTGCTCTCGCAAGCGGTCTACTGTACCCGCGCCAATCCCAGTCACGTCTACCACCGCTTTAGAATTGTAATTCGAGCGCAGGATGTTCGATACCCTACCTGTTACCGGCATAATATCAGCCTCATGAAAGTGCTCTAATTTCGCGATCGCCCGATTGCGCGTTGCGTGGTCATATCTGTGAGCAATTACGGAAGGATCGCCACCGCGCCCGATGTCCACCCCAACCCCGAAGAAGCGCCCCCAATCATCCAAATCTCGTCTTGCTAGCCAGCGTTCGTTGCTGCGTTCCAACCAGGCCAGGGGGATAACTGCATCTTCGTCTGATGCGGCAAAGTTGCCAAGTACGCGATTTTGATATACTGCCGATTTTTCGCCCCATTGCCGCCTCCGGTTCACCGCCCACTTCGCATCGATACGCCCCGCTGCAATTGCCATATCCAAAGTCACGTGGAAAGCATACCAATCTTCATATCCCGCCTTCCTGCTTTGGATTTGGTAAAAACGGCCAACCGGAGCGCCCGGGGTAGAAACAGCCAACCAGTAACAATCACCCGTAGACATTGCACCCTCAGCAGCGTCCCACGTTTCATCGGGTACAGCCTTGCTCTCATCAAAGAGATATAGGATGTGGTCCCCGTGCGCCCCTTCAATCAACGCTTCATCGTTACTTGCCATTGCAAAGCCTGCACCAGTAGAGAGCTTCAAATTGAGCGCCAACAATTCCCGATTTCTATCTAGTGGCGGACGGCCTACCAAATCCCACTTAACACGCTTTGACCATTTGTGGATTTCAGGCCAAAGGTAACGCTCTACCTGCCGCCAACTCGAAGCGAGCGTAGGTATTTTCCAGTCTTTGCCGTCACGGGTCAGCGCAAACCATAGAACTACAATAGCAGCAAATGCCGTCTTGCCCAAGCCATGCGGACCCCTGAGAGATAAACGCCTATGTTTGACCAATAAGCGCATTCCCTCAGCCTGGTACTCACTCAGTTCGTGCTTGCCCCAATCAATGCAATCCCGCGCAAATCCGTCTAAATCATTCCAGTATTTAGTTTTAAAGGTACTGTATTTATCTTGTCTGCCGCTCCGTAATCTTAGGCGGCGCTCTTTCTCAGCTTGTACCTGGATTTGCAAGGACTGCATATAGATCCTCGCCTTTCGATAAGCGTTCTATTTGTTCGTCAGTTAGATTGGATAAATCTATGGTTCTATCATCTCGTTCAATCCGCTCCACATATCCGCGTTTCTTGCCACGCGTTGATAATAGATATTTAATTGCCTGGAATTCGCCACCCTTCACAGCTTCAAACAATTTAGCTTCACCTAAATCTAAGATGCTCTCCACTTCATCGTCGTATGCCTGTTTGACGGTCACGTGTCCTTCGATGTACTTCTTCGCAGTATTCCAGCTACACCCGACTTTTTGCGCGATAAGCGTAATGACGCCGCCTGTGTGTGGAATCGCGTCTATAAAGTCTTTCGCTGTGTACTGGTCTTTGTTCGCCACTGAGTCCTCAATATTGTCAATTATTCAATCCGCTTGATTTCGAGAGCGGGTAATGTATCGGGTTCAAGCGATATGTCAATCTCACCAAATTCCTTTATTGCCTTCGGATTGCCCTTGTAGAATACCAATACGTTTTGATGTGTCTTGCCTAGTTTGCGGTATCCCTGGAATTGCTTGCCAATACGAATTGGAAGAGAGCCAACCGCAGTTACTAAAATCGCTTCGTTGTATAGGATTGCCCCCGCGTCTTGAAATGCCGCTATGGTATCGGCGGGGAAGTTTCGATAAAATCCTTTCTTGTCTCGAATGTCACCGACTACAAAACAGGCAAAGCGATTTTCTCTCAACAGCCCTACACATTGAGAAATAATATCCCGATAGTCTTTCAGAAATGCGGCATAATCACCTGTATTGCTCAAATCTTTCTTATCATCGCTGTATACCTCTAAGTCAAAATAAGGCGGGCAAGAAAAGATAAAATCAAATTGAGTATTTAACATAGTTGATAAATTCCGGCTATCGCCTTCCATCCATACAGGTAAGCGGTCAGGAATAATCTCTTTTGCCTGTTTCTCATTTGCTTCTATTTGCTCATGACGTAAGTCAATCCCAATATAGTGATAAGCTAAATAAGTTGCAATGATGCCGCGCACCGAGCCGCCCGCGAAAGGGTCAAGGATTACCCCAAGCGGCGGACAGAACCAACGATAGGCCAACTCACAAAGAACGGGGTCAAACGTGCTAATGTTTGTGTCTTCTTCCGGGGGTCTGCCGCCTTTTGGAATCGCGCAGGCTTGAGAGAATTTTAGAGTTCCGCTATTCCATTTATGTTCGTCTTCGTCGGCCTCAACAACTCGCCCGACCTCTCCTTCAATTCCTAAACCAATCCACGCGGCTTTTCGCGCCTGCCAGTATCCCTGCCTTGCATCCAGCACCGAAAACGGCGGCACTCCGAAACGCTCTGCAAGTGTCTTACGCGCTTCCTCTTCTGTTGGCTCCTGTTCGCTCTTCAAATAATTATCCAGTGCGGCGATGTCAAACCTCCACGTCTTGAGTAAATCTGTATCAAACCCCCACGATGACAACTCAAAGCCGTCCCAGTTTGCCAACTTATCCCAATCGTAATGACCAACTGCGCCTGATCGCAGATATACCGCAATCTTGCGCCGCTCGGCATCAGTCAGCTTCCGGGATGCGCGGCGGCAATCCACGACAAAGTCAGCGCCTAACTTGCGTATCCAGACGTTTTTGCGCTGGTGGCCGTCAATAATCGTGTTCTGCGGATCAATCAAAAAGACATGTGCCTGCCCAAAAGATTGATAGCTATCCATTAGCCGTTCAGCCTCTTTTTCACTAATAAGCGCAGGATTATCCGGCCATTCTTTCAAGTTGCCAAGCATTACCTTGCAATCTTCCCATGCAATCTTACTTAACTTCATGATTGACTTACCCCATATGTATCGGTTTTCTTATGGCACTCTTTACAAAGCGTCAAACCGTTAGAGACTTCGGTTCGCAATTCTGGATACGCAGCATATGATTTGACATGATGCGCTTGAAGACATCCGCCGCGTACTCTGCAATGCTGACAAGTATAGTTATCTCGCTCGAAAACGGCCTTTCTCCACGCCTTATATTCAGCAGATTGCTTGAATTTTGAACGTCCTTCCGTTTTGCCACCCTTCCAATTCCAATGATTACCACTAGATATGGTTGGATACTTTAGACCAACGCGAGACTTGGATAGCCTTTCTCTTGTTTCATCTGTGACGGGTGGTTTATTTGGAAACTTCATTCCCAATGTTCCACGTGGATGCTCTCTATCCTGCCACATAGGAACACCCTTGTTCCAAGATGCCTTTCCTATTTTAGCTGCGCTTTGCTTAGCCCTGGTTTCCAAACTTCTAGGAGCGGCAGCAGAACATTTCATTGAGCAATATTTAGGCGTTCGATTTTTGCGCAATTTGTCACTCATAAAATCTTTGCCGCAGACAACACAAATGAATGTACGCCATTGACTCATATCATTCTCTCGCTGTGGACCACGCCAGATAAGTCACCTAAACGCGCGAGCTTATCCCGTAGCCGCGTAAGTTGTTTTTGTGTGATTTGGCGCGGGTTCGAAGCGTAATGTTTCATCCTACCCCAGCCCGACCACCAGCACCGCCGCCGCGATAATGCCACACACCCCGCCGATCACCAGTACAGTACGGTGTAACGCGGCTCCGCAAAAATGCAAGCCGACAATAATCAAGAAAACGGGTAGAAACCAATTGAATATATTCATCATCTCTCCCAGCGCCCCCCGCTCGCCGCTTGCTATTCCTTCTGCCAATTCGCTTCCGGCACCGGCAACACCGGCACCCAATCGCCCGGCGGGATATGCAGTACAAAATCATGCTGCCCGCCGGTATGCCCGCGCTGCTCCAGGACAGAAAACCATTCATCCGCGTCAGTTTTGCCAAACACCTGGCTGCCCTGGATACACATCTCCACGAACGTCACCGGCTTGACCCCATCCAATATCGTGCTGAACGGCAACGCCGGTAATTCACGGACAAATTCAGTCTCAATCGCCGCTATCCCCCCGGGGCAAGCGGTGGGAATGGCAAGCTTGCCGATGTTCGGATTGACTTTGCCATAATAACTTTCCTTGTCCGCGTTGTGCCCGCATACCCCTTGCAAATACCACCTATCTGGCGTGTCGTGGTAGTTGCTCCATTCGGGCGGTTTACCAACGTCCTGGCATTCGAACAATGTCCATTGCCGCCACTCGCCTACCTTGCGCAAGAGCGCCCCGCCGGTAAGTAGCAAGTTATAGATATTCACTCCGGGCGGGCGGGCGGCCATAGAAGCTCCTTTGCTTTTGAAAACATCTTTGCAATAAATGCCAATATCGCGTTAGCTTTGCTATCACGCCAACCGAAGCCGGTTGTGTTGAATAGTTCGTGTTGCCGGGGAGTCATGCCAGAGAAAAAGTATACATCCCATCCGTAGTGAAAATCTTCTGGGAAGAAGGAGAGCTTGCTGTAAGGATCGACGCGGTAATCGTGCGTATCTTCCCGGTAGTAATATCGGCGCGCTGCGTACAATTCGTTCGTCATCTGGATTGTTTGCTTGACCAGGGTTCGCGCTTGCCCCCAGCCCAGGTCGTCGTGGACCACATACACAAACGTGTCCCCAGGCAATACGCGCGTGCCCGATGTTGGCTCCCCCACAGGCACAGGTTGGGCGGACGGCGGAACTTCACCCTTTGGGATGTATTCTTGCGAGTAAGGGCCGTAACTGATAAGGACAGACATTACCAACCCATTTCCTTAACAGTGTTCACAAAGATTTCATAGAGT